TTATTTTCCGCCGCCTTCAGGCGCGTGCAATAAAGCCCTGTCCAAACCATCCGGCGCGCCACACACCTCAACGACTTTAGGACTTTCCCACGCATCGTACCAAATATCCCATGTTAGCATATCATTCCCCCTTCGTACAAGTATGTAGTAACATCTCCAATTTCTCCGCGTACTCGCACAAATCGACAACGCCCATCACCGGATCGTCGTTGTACCCCGGACGTGCCGGCACGGTAACGTTGCACCGCACGGGCACATACACGTCGCGATACTCGACCTTAGTCACCGTCCGCGGAGCGCAATTCAACCCCGTGGAAGCGACGAAGCACAACATCAATACTGTTGACCTTGTTTTCATAACTCGAATCCTTTTCTATGCTACGGACAACCACCTCGCGTATCTCCGCGTACTTAGCCTCCGCTACCTTAATCAACCGGTCAATATAAACGGTATCAACTCTCACCGCGTCAATCGCCGCATTTTGCCTCTCAACCATAGCAATTGCCCCCCTCTCCCGTACCCCGCACTCGTTAAGCGCGAGCGTCAATCGCGATATCTCCGCGTCCTTACGGTACAGCTCGTTGATTATCTTTATGTACGCAAACGCCATAACAAGTATAACCGCGGCTATTATCGCCAACAATATCTTATTCGACATCCTCATGTTTTTTTCGTCCTTCTTTCTTTTGAGTTTTAGGATTATCGCCGCCGCCGCTATCGCCGCCGCCGTTGTTTATCTTCTCGCGCAACAACAATATCACCTTATCCAACACCGGTATATTTATCCCAATCACCCGCGAATGCTCAACAATACTCAACAACTCGTTAACTATAAAGCATATTATCAAACCCTCCGCAATGAAATCTACGTGCAGCGCCAAGTCAAGATGATACCCGATAAACACAAGCGTCACCATAAACCCTTTCTTGAACAACCCCTTAAGCCCCACGCGCGACGACACACGCGGCACACGCCCCGGCTTGGCCTTACGCCACAACAGCGGAATCGTCACCCCGCACACATAATCAAACATTATCAACACCACAAGCACAATCATCCGCTCCGATATCGCGCTCATCTGCGTAATAACGAAACCAAACACCGTAATAAATAGGGCAATGGCCTTGTTCGTCATCTCACATCTTCTCCTTCTTTTATTTTGTCCAATTCGTCCGCGGTGTCCGCTTCGTCTTTATTTTCCTCCGCCCCGGCCGCCGAGCGGAGTCGAGGCGCAGCCGCCGCCGACTCCTCCGCCGACGTCAACAACTCCCGATAAGCCTTAATCTTACCCAACGTTTCCATCGCCAACGCCGTCTTCTCGTTCAACATCGCACGCAACCTCTCCATATTCTGTTTTGCCTCGTGCAATGCTGATACTTCCACATCCAACTTCTCCTTAATTACATCTACCATAACAACCTCCTTTTTTATTGTGTACCTATTTATTAGTTCGAAACCCAGCCCGATCCACTACCCGGGTTGAGCCACGCTCTCGCTGCTCCGTTAGAAGTAGGATCGGTCCCTAAATAGGAAAAGGTCACTATGCCGGACGAGTTTACGCTTAGCGCCCAATAGTAGCTCGGGCCCCCAAAAACTAACCGGACGCATTCCACGATCACACTATCTTTCGAGTGGATCGTCATGATATTCTTTTGCGTGGTATTAGCATTAGTATCGTTTGTTATATACGCATCATCACCATAGGGTTGGAAATTAATCTTCGACTGGGTTCCCGTAAGGTTATACAGACGTAGCGCCCCTCGCAAGTGTATCAAAGCGGCCGCCGATATATCCACATCATTTTCGGATGTAATGCGCATGGCATAGCTATCGGAGTAGATTCGGTTGGAATTAAAGTTTATAGTATTATCATTCATATTAATATCCCCCGTCATCGTCCCGCCGGTCAACGGCAGATATCCGCTCAAATCCACATCTCCGCCGTCACCGCCCCCGCCGCCGCCGGTAAATCCGCCATCCTCGAGGCTTTCCAAAAAGGCCTCTATGTTGGATATACGTGTGCTCAACGAACTATCCTCACTCGCCCGCGTAGACGCTTCGGAGTTTATGCGCGAGCTCAACGAACTATCCTCACTCGCCCGCGTAGACGCTTCGGAGTTTATGCGCGAGCTCAACGAACTATCCTCACTCGCCCGTGTCGCCGCTTCAGCGTTTATACGCCCGTCGAGGCGATTGACTTCCGTAGTAATGCGCGTATCGAGGCGTAAATCTTCCGCGTCGAGCAAGCCGAATTTCACGGCTATTTTTTCGAAGTTATAATTAAAATCGTCAACTTCGTAAATATCGGTTTGCCTCGGTAGCAACAAACCGTATTGCGCCGTAGTCGGCATATCGGGCACACTCGGCATAAAGCTCATAGTACGTTCTCCTGCATTTGTTTATGGGTAAACATACGTAAATCGCCATGCGAATATATACGGGAATGGATATGTCCGTGTACGTTTTTATAATCTACGTATAACAGCATATTGGCCGGTATTATTAAACGTAATGATGTACGCAATCCGCCTACTTTAAACTCCGGGGCGCGGACGTAAACGGTATAACGCGGGTAATCGACGCTTATATTGTAGTTGCCTATGCCTAATAACGCGTTTAAATGCTCGCGAAGGCCGTAGAGCGTAAATGTAAACGGCATATCGTGGTAAGTTAATAGCCTAAATCTTCTAAATTCTAAAGTTTCGTCCTCTCCGGGAACTATACCTAAAAACATCTCCCAGCGCGCTATAGCCTCCTCGTTAGCGGAAGGTATAAAACGATTATCCATTTCCAAACTAATATTAGGGTATAGCCCGAACTCGTCGGCATCGTCGCCGTATAATTGTATGTCCGCCGCCGAAAGTAGCAATTTGTACTCGCGGACGTCCCTTAAAAATCGGGGCAAATATTCTATTAGCGGCATCATAGCAAAGTTAATTCTCCTAATCTCGGTATAGAAAACGGTTTCATGACAAAGGTGACGGTTTCCCCCATTATATTACCGTAGGTTAAGTATGCGGCGTAATCGGAACTACGAATTATATCTTGTATATCCCACACACCCAATTCTAAGCCATACAAATAATTATCTAATTTCCCGTCGTCCCACATCTTTCTCTTTTCCTCAAATAGCGCGTTTAAATCTTCCGTTATTCGGACTCGACCGTTGCTATTCTCATATCCGGCACGCCAGATGATTCTCAACGTTACGTCGATATCTTGATATTCGGCACCTTGCACCGTCACTTTATGCCCTATCGGCGCCCATCCGTAGCCGAGGCTTTGCGTGTGCAGTTCCTTCCAATCCGTGGACCCGTCTATAGGGTCTATAATATGCTGTACCTCCTTTATCGTGTCCGCCGAGGGGATAGTAAGTTCGGGCGTTAAGAAAACGATTCCTACCGTTCCGCCTCCATCCCTAACCGGTTGCACTTTAACGGCACCTATAAACCGGGTCAAGGATACTAATTTATTACGATAGTCAGCAAGATTACCTCCAAAATATTCTTGTACAAATGTAGCTTTATATCGCCGTATAATACTCTCGTCTGGCTCCTCTTCCGTACCGAACGCCACCGGACCGCTACCTACGATTTGCGCCGACGTAAGCCCCGCGATATGTCCGATGGGGACAAGCGTCATCGAGCTGATAGAATTTCCTACTATTCCTACTTGTTCGCACGTTACTTCATACTGATTGCCACCCAAATCCCGGCTTACATAAAACGTCAAGCGCCCTATGGTGAACCTTGCGTCGGTCGGAAGCGCCGTATTCGTTTGGGCCTTCCAAACAGCGGCAGTAGCAGGATACGGGAACACCGACCGTTCCGCCGCCCGTCGAAGAATGAAAGGCCGCGTCGCACTGTCAATAAAACTTTGCTCTATTACCTCCACAAGCGAAATATACGCCTGCGCCAATTCAACGGCGATAGGCGCTATGGCCGTACGGATAAGCGATCCCTCGCGGGTATCTATCATCGCTTTGCCACCGGCCTCAGCGTTGATAACTGCGATCATCCTGTCGATGATTTTGTCTTTATTCGCGGTAACGAACGTTGTTATAAAATCTTCCGTTATCCTCATAGCGACAGCTCTCTTTCTACGGATATCGTGCCGAAAACGGTTTTTGCCGAAAACGATACTTCTATGTTTGCGCCATTAATCTTAAAATCAAAGCCGTCAACGCTACGTATCCGTCTATCTTGTAACAGCGCCTCGGTAATTCTACGCTTTATCTCCGAAGTTACGTAAGATGTCGCCCCACCCATCAAGTCAATAAGTTCGACGCCATAATTCCACGAATAAATCTCGTGCTTAAAGCGCTCGGTATTAACGATTAGATAAATAGCCTGTAACATCGCTTCGGCGCCGTCCACGAAGCCGCCTATGGTGTTATTGCCTACGTTCAGCGCAAAAGTACGCGTCGGCGTTTCCGCAAGCGTCATTGTTTGGTTCAAAGTAGTATTGACCGCGGGTATCATTATGCTATCCCCCCTATCCTATCCCAAACCACAAACTTTTGACCGCCTTGCACGCGCAATAAGAGCACCTTTTCCCCTTCTTTGAGCGCGTTATGCACGGTAAAGTCCAAATGATCCGCGTTATGCTCGTGTAAATGCTCGTTGGCGTTCTCGGACGTTACCGAAGTGGGCGACGTAGCGCCGTAACCCGGCACGGCGATTGCCGGAAGGTTTATAGCATGATTATGGGCATCGACGTTTTCCGTTTCATAACCCGTATATGATATTTGCGTCGTAAAGTCCGTAACGTTACGCGTCAAAACGAGCTCGTCCGCTTCGAGAACGAAACGATTCTCAAGCTGTATTTCCAACGGCGACGCCTTAGTCACCGTCCCGAATAAGACGTTTACCATATTTTGCTGATTCAGCACGCCGAGCGTAACCTGCTTCATGCTTTCTATTAGATTAGGCATTTACCGCCCCTCCTCTCAGCGTCAAATCCATTGTATGGTAACTTTCGTTAAAGGTATGGGTACACTTTTCGACGAGCATATAATTCTTCAACTCTATCCCACCTGTTTTAAGTTGTACGGCTACAAGGCTACCCGCCCTCACCCTCGCGTCGCCTATGGCTTTTGATATTTTAAGCGTCTGCGTTTTCACGTTGTAAAGGTTTAACAACGCGTCCGCTTTATTCTGCCCGTTCTCCCCCTCTTTGAGCGTGTCGAAATATCGGAGCACGCCCCACGTATTTATATTGTTGCCGTCTTTGGTCATATAAATGTCGCGCGAACCGCTTTTCTCGTTGTCAAAGACAAGTTTTATCTGATTGTAAACGTCTTTGTCTATGCTCGACGAGTACTCAAAATTCTCCGCGCTCTCCGCGTCAATCAATACGTCAAGTTTCATATTATCCAAAGATTTTAGCGTCAATTTACCGAAGTCATCGAATAAAACGTACATTTGTTTATTATTCGTCAATTCAAAATCCAACGCTTTGAGGATGACGTCGAAAAGCGAGCTGTTACTCTCTTTTATCCGCTTAATATTAAACGACGTGCTTTCTATATCGCCTACGTTCAATTTAAAATCCGTCGCCAGTTTGCGTATTATGTCGCCGGCCGTCATATCTTTAAGATTGAAAACGTCTTTGTTTGTCAAATACCGCAACTGGTCGTAAGCCGTAACGCTTATATGTTGCTCTTTGCCACGCTTTTGCGAAAAGATGAAGCCGTAAAATATTTTGGCATCGCCAACGGTAAGCCGAACCGGATCACCCTCGGCGAATTCGACGCTGTCCTTTACAACGGTAAACGTCAATTTGCCCGGAACGCCTTTACGCTCCGTAGCCCAAGTTATGCCGCTCATTACGGTCGGTTCGTAGAGCTCGCCGTTACTTTGAATGATAAGTTGCGCGGTCATACGTGCACCTCCGCGAAATACATCCCATCATCTTCAGGCAACTGCAAAACTTGCCCCGGGTAGATGGTGTAACGGTTATCGCCTCTCATCCTTTCTTCCGGGTTGCTCTTCCACCTCTTTAAATTCCGGCTGTCTATTAAATCTTGATTCAGCGCATAGATATCGGCGTAACGTTGCCCGTCGCCGAGCTCCTGCTGTGCGATGCGCCAAAGGCTGTCGCCCGGCACTACGGTGTGTGTAGCGTTGCGCGGCGCGCCTTTAGTTTCGCGTTGCTCCTCTATCTCCGCGACCGGCGCGGCGTCCTCATTCCGAACTACGATTGTCTTTGTCCCATAGTATTTATATTGCTTCAGCGAAACGTCCACGTTTATGTCGACGCCGTTGGCGGCCTCCTCGCTTATCGAATAACTTTCAAGGGAAACCTCCATGTTTAAATCAAAGGTAGGAACGCCTCCCGGCGTGCTCCGCGTAAGGATAAACTGAAACGGTATAAACTTGCCATTCTTATCCGTTTGTGTCTTCAGCCGCTCAAACAGCGCGAGGAAGTCGTCGGGCGGTATAAACGCGCTATCGTAGACGGCAAAAGGGTATTGAACGCTGGGAATGAGCGCCGTAAACGAGATTTCGCTTAATCCTTGCTTCTTCAAAATATTCACTTCGCCCTCGTTTATAAGGTCTATCCCCGAAGAAACGTTATTCGTTACCCCGCCCATGTCAAAATTGATTTCGGCGGTGGTAAACCGGTTTATCGTGTCGCGCTCGGCGACATCGCGTAAATACTTCAAATTCTCCTCGGAGAAGTCGGCGCTCTTCTTGGTGTTGCCGGATATGTCTTTGACATCACGCGATAAGGGACTACCGTCAAAAGACGTATTGACGAAGTTCGACGGCGTAGCCGCCGTAATAGCCTCTTGCCCGTTTTTAGCGCCGAATAGATTCTTTCCCGCCGCGTTGGCCGCGTTCCATGTGTCGCCGTAATTCATTCTGTAGTCTATTTGCGGCGCGGCCCTGTCCATGGTTACGGCTTTGTCGTTTTTACCCCACTGCAAAACATCGTTCTGCATCTTGGTAAGGCTGTCACTTACCTTGGTGCCGAATACCGCATCTATGATTTTCGTAGCAACTTTAGCAAAATCCAAAAGCCGGGAAATTAACTGCCCAAGCATATTGGCAAACATTCCGCTGATTCCGTTGAAGCCGCCGTTAAAGATATTTTTGACAAATTCGATTATGCTTATAATCGGGGGTACAAACAACGCCCAAAGTATTTGTATCGCCCCGTTTATCGCGCCGAGCACGGTGTTCACGATAAAAGCGGCAAGCACGGCAAAAGCGCCCATTATTATACCGGTCGCGCTTAAACTCGTTCCGGCAAAGTGATTTATCGCGGCAATCACGGCGTAAAAAATAGCGATTACCGCCACAATCCCCGCGATAATCCACGTTATCGGGCAGGCGAGCAAAGCCGCGTTTAGCCCCCACTGTGCCACCATCGCGCTAAACGACGCGCCGCTGAGCGCCATCTTGGCCGCGGCGAGAACAAGAGCGCCCGTCTTTTGTATAGCCATAACCGTAGTAGCGATGTACGAAGCCGCGTTAAACAACCCGAGCGCAACGGCAACACCTATTATAATCGGTGAAAGCATACTCCAGTTATTGCCGATTAATTGCGCGACCTTAACGGCGAAGAGGGCAACCTGACCGAACCCATCGATAACGGACGCTATCGGCGGCACGAGGCTCATTATCGTCTGCTCTATCATAGGCATATTCTCTTTAATCGTGCTCATAATACTCATAATCGCCGGATATAGTTGCGCCCCTACATTCTCCCGTATATCCCCGATAGCGTTAGCCATTGAAACGCGCATTCCCTCCGGCGTCTGCGCCATCTGCTCGGCAAGCCCCGCCCACGACTGGCTTATAACTTCGTCGATTACAACGGCCTTCTGCATATCCGTGCCGTTTTTTATAATCTCCTTTTGCGCGTCCGACAGCGCAAAGCCCTTTTTAGCAAGCCCGTCGAAACTACCGTCGAGCGCCTTGCCGAGTTGCGTGGCGTACTGTACCATCTGTTGCGGGTTGACCTCTCCCCCGCCCGACATACCCGCCGCGTAATTCGATAACGTGCCCATCATAGATTCCAACGCCTTGGTATCTTTAATGTACGTGGCGAGCTCGCCGGCCCCGCCGATCATCGCCTCGTCGCCGTACATGGATGCGGATTGAATAGCCGCCGCTTTCGCCTTCAGCGCGTTAAAGTCGCTTAGGGACGCGCCTTGATTCCGTAAAACGTTGACAAGCTGTTGCTCCGCCCTTATCTGTTGATTCGTTAAATCGAGGCTTTCGCGGATCCACCCAACGCCGGCCTTTACCCCCATAAAGGCCGCAACGCCACCGAGTAAACTCTTAAAATTGCCGAATAGCCCATTACCCTTTTGGATATTCGCGTTCAAATTATCCTGCTCGGAGGACGACGCGCGTATAGCGTCTGATACGCTTTGATAACTCGCGTTTAATTGCCGTGTAGCCTCGGCGGCGGCGTCTATTTGACTCTGCATTTAAACGAAAGGCGCGGAACTGATATTAGCGGCGTTTTCCGCGCTGTTTAGGTTGGAAACCATATTGTTTATAGCGTTGTTGATAGACGCTATGGGCGCGGTCATCTTGTCGATTAACTGAACGGATGTTGAGACGTTGCCCATATTACCGCGCTCCTCGCTTTACCGCTTTCGTCTGCTGTTTGCTTTTAACCGCTCCGCCTCTTTTGCATCGTATTTTATTTTCAACCTCAACGACGCGAAATAAAAGGCTTTGACCGGCTGTTCGCTTTCCATCCATTCATTTATTTGGGACGGCGACCAGTGCAGCTTATGAATTGCGTAGTGCAAAAAATTAGCCTCCGCGTCGCCGCCCTCAATCAGTTTTTTGCGATATCTTCACTTTCGGCGAAGGATACGTCCATACCGTTAAACTTTTGGACAAACAGCACAAAGGCCATATACTCCGCCGAACTGTCAACCATTTCCCTAAGTAGATCCTCCGGCATTTTCACGCCGTAAGAGTCTTGCAATTCCGCGTTCTGTAAATCGGGGGAAACCACCGACGCGGCAAGCATTTTCGCGATATACTTGTTGTTGTTCAATTCCGACGTAGTCAGATGCGGCTTGCCGGGAACCGGCACCTTAACGGTGCACGCTTCCCTTATGGCTTCATCCTCCCGCGTCGTTATCGGCTTAATCTCCCACTCCAAAGGCCGCCCTTTTTTATCCGTAAAATTCTTAGTCACGGCGTACTTCGTGTTGGTTTTTGCCGCCTTATTCTGCTTAAAAAACATTGATAATTCGGTCATTTAAATATCCTTTCCTTTTAGGTGCCCGGAAGTTCGGTAAACTCTTCCGGCATGAGCCACGATTCCGCCGTGCCGCTTATCTCCTCGTCCAAAAGATCCTCCCCCGCCGCGAACTTGGTGAGCACCACCGAGTCCATGAGGCAGTCTTTCAGTATAATCGTCTGCCGACCAACCGCGCTTGTCGGATCCTCATTCGTCACTTGAATCTCGAAATATTGCATAGCCCCCGTCTCTTGATACTTCTTCATCAAGTTTCTCAGCGCGGATTGATTAAAATGCGCTGTGCCGCTCCAAGCCTAACCACCGCCGCTAACACGCCACAATCACGCTTTTCCGCCTTTCTTTCAATATCAATACCCCCTAAATCGTAGTGCTATTTGACGGCGTACACATTGCGAAAACCCACAAAAACATCATGGAAAGGCGCTCTATTATGTGCGGACGCCGTTTTCGTGACCGCCGACCACACTTTCCGCACTGCGGACACCATTTTCGTGACCGCCGACCGCATTTTCCGCAACGCGGACGCATCCCCCGCCGTCTAAAATCATGCGGTTCGGCAAGTCAAAACCCTCGCTTTTGGCCGGCGATAGGCTTTCCGCATAACCGGAAACGCCGTCGCCGGCCAAGAAATAAGACATTTTTGCCAAACGGACGCCTCACGGCGTCCCCAAATATCATACCAATCACAATTTCTTAACGAATTTAGGGAGATAATTAGTATATGAGCATAAAAATTCAGAAATTTGTGCCTCACAACCTTCGGAACAACGCGCACTTCCAATTTAACCGCGATTTCGGCGCGGCGTTGGAGAAGAACAACATCACCGCGCTAAAAATCGGCCCGCAGTACCTCGAATGGAGGGCGCGTTTCGAGAAGGAGGACGAGGCGCTTCAGAAAATCGCCAAGAGCGCGCTAACCAAGCAGATTAACGACTTGGACAAGTTGCGCGACAATACCTATATGGGTATGGTAGAAATCGTCAACGCCTATCTCCGTAGCAACGTCGCCGACGAGGCCGAATCGGCGAGGAAGTTGAAAATCGTCTTAGACACCTACGGCAAGGTTGCGCAGAAGCCGCTCAAGGAGGAGACGTCGGCGATATACAACCTCCTTCAGGAGTTGAAGTCGTCGAAGTACGCGCAATGTTGCGCCGCGGTCAAAATCGGCGAGTGGGCGGCGCGTTTGGAGACGGAGAACAAGGGGTTCGACGCGCTAATGGCCGGTCGTTACGAAGAGTCCGCCGCGAAGTGCAGTATA